GTTCTTCGGGACAAGTTTATAGCATAAATGGTGGAGAAGATTATACTGCAATGATTTTTAATACCAATGGCTCAGAGCGTATGCGTATAGACTCCAGCGGTAACGTAGGTATAGGAACAAGTAGTCCGTCAAATAAACTACATATCGCAGCGGCTGGTTTAGATATATCTGGCGGAATTGCAGTAGATGGAAGCACGATGCAAGGCATTAGGCTTCAAAATACGGTCAATACCAACAGTTCTTTAGGTATTTGGTTTGGCACAAATAATGTTCATTGGTGCGGGATATCGGGACAACGTAGTAACTACGCTTCAACTTGGGGAACGGATTTAAGATTTTATACCCACGAAGATGCTACATCTAATCTGACTTACTCAACCGAGCGTATGCGTATCACAAGCGATGGCTCGGTAGGTCTGGGAACAAGTAGTCCCGCAACAAAATTAACTGTTAATTCAGGCTCTAGTGGGGCTGATTCTGCTCGTTTTACAGACGGAGTTAATAGCACTCTTTTAGTAAGACATTCTAGTGGCGGTATAGCATCGCTAGATGCCTATTCAACTTTTACATTTATGGTCAGTGGGTCAGAACGTATGCGTATAGACTCTAGCGGTAACGTAGGTATAGGAACAAGTAGTCCTAGTGCGAAATTGCACGTTGCAAATGGTGGTTCTAATGCTCAAGCGACATTTGTTGGAACAACGGGTTCACCATACATTACCGTAGTAGCAAACTCTGGAACAACCATTTTGGGTAATGAATCAAATGGTGGCTGGGTAGGAACGACAGGCTCTCAAGCATTTGTATTCAAGACTAACGACACCGAGCGTATGCGTATAGACTCCTCTGGTAATTTAGGTATAGGAACAAGTAGTCCTACAACTTATGGACTTTCAGGAAAGCACCTCGATGTTTCTGGTGGTGCTAGTTATTCATTTATTCATTGTAATACAACAACTGTAAAATCCTTCTTGGCTTCCAATGAAAGTGCTTTATTAACTGCATTATTTACTTTCTCAAACCATCCTTTAACTCTTGGAACAAACAACACAGAGCGTATGCGTATAGACTCTAGCGGCAACGTCGGTATAGGAACTGCCTCGCCTACCAATAAACTACAAGTCAATGGTGTAATGGTCGGTAATAATGCTGCGGGTTCTTATACGAAGGGCTTTGGTGGAATCTTTGTCACCAATTCTGCACCTACGACTGGAAACGCTGGTGACCATCACTATGTGTATTAAGTATGCCTAAACATTATTATAACGATTCAGGAACTTGGCGACAAACCAATGCGTTTTGGTATAACGATGCTGGAACTTGGCGAGAGATGAAAGAGGTCTGGTATAACGATGCAGGAACGTGGAGACAAGTTCATCGCCGAGAGTTACGCAGACCCGTTGACCCACCAAGCGGTAGTGCTTACAACGTTGTGTCTGGAACTTTTGACCTTGATGATGACCCCAATTATGCCTATGACGCTGATAATTCCACCCACCGATTAACCGCAGGAGTATGGCAGAACACAGGCATTACAGGGGCACCCCCTACGGATGTAACAGGTGAGGCGGTCATTGATAATTGGCAGACCACCGCAAATACCTATAATACGCTTAGTCTTTATGTGTCGGCTGGTGTTGAGATAACTCAAAACGATGCTTTAACCCCTTGCCGAGTCGTCATTAGTTATTCCCTTGATGGCACTACCTACTCATCCGTTTGGACTTCGGGTTCGGGAACTCGAACAACCTCTATTGAAAACTTCCAACTAGGCAAAAGCCTTGCAACAAATCAGAACTTATCGAATCTAAAGATATCGTTTACAGTCATTGGTCGTGGGGCTTCCACAGGAACTTCAGGGGTAACAAGACTTATCATCTATGACATCTATACAGTCGGAACATACTAAAGTATAATAATAATAAAGGAGAAAACTATGAACATCACTTTTACCGAGCAAGAACTTAACGTCGTGTTAAACGCTCTAGCTCAACGCCCCTTCGCTGAGGTCTTCCAACTGGTTGGCAAGATTCAAGCCGAAGCTCAAGAACAACTAAAGGATAAAGAAAATGTCTAAAGTCTATGTGGATATTGTTGAACGAATGGATTGTTACCCTGAACAAGCGGGGGAAACCGATGTGGTTTGTACTGTTTATTGGCGAATGAATGCTACCGATGGAGAATATTCTGCCACCGCTTATGGCTCTTGCGGAATCACTTTCGTTGAAGGTGAACCTTTTACGCCTTATGCAGATTTAACCTTTGACCAAGTGTGGGGATGGGTTGCCGAGAAGGTTGATATGGATGCAATGAAAGTGTCTTTGGACAAACAAATCGAAGCCCAAATTAATCCTCCTATTGTTTCACCGCCTTTGCCTTGGGCTACTCCAACTATTTAAAACCTAGGAACATACCAAATGATTATTACACCGATGGGATTTTATGTTAATCCTAGTGCAACAGGATTACCGCCTTATTTTAACCTTCAGCCCATTAATACATCGGCTCAACCTGACCTTGCATCTTTTGGTATTCAACCTGTTAATGATTATGAGGTTGTAGGTAACACGGCTAATTTCTTTATTAACGCTGCGAGTCCTGACGGTGGAACCTTAACTTATCAATGGCAATACCTAAATGGTGCTGTTTGGACAAATGTTTCTACGGGTTCAGGGGGAACCACCAACAACTACACCACAGCCACCTTGGTTATTGGAGATAACTTAAAAGAATATCGTTGTCTTGTAACCAATACAAAATCAGGTTTAACGGTTGCCTTTACCTCCTCGGCTACTGACCCTGAAGATCCTTCCACGCCACCCGATTATCAATGGTACACCTCTGCGGGTTCGTCTTCGGCTTTACCTAATACGGCTAACGCTACCATTAGTTCAAGCTCAACAGGAATGACGGGTTCTAATCCCGCAACGGGAAGTTACTATGTTACGGCAACCGACCCTGTTCCTTTATCAACCAATTCAAATACCGTTACGGCAACGATTTATACCACAAGAAATAATCCTAGTGATACCGCAACACTTTTTGTAAATGCTGCAACCGCAGCCCCTACGGTTTGGGAAGACCCCGTTAGCGACAGTGGAACGCTTGTTTATCTAGGGGCCAGTGCTGCTGATACCACGATGCAACCTTATGGGGGAGATTACAACACCAATACTTCAGGATATGGAGAATTCACTTGGGGTGACATTCCTGTTAATACCGCTACCCTTTATCTTGATTATGCTTTCAATGTTGGTTTTAACCAATACGGAACGGTTCCCCCTGTAACCCAAACGGCTGTTATTCAAATCAGTTTTGACGGTGGTTCTACTTTCTCTACTCCCTATGACTATGTTAATAACCGACTACTCAGGGGTCGTTCTAACGAATCCAACATCGCTTCAACTCCTTTCAGTATCCAATGTCCTGCCTATGTCACCAACTTGAATCAAGTCAAAGTTCGTGTTGGGTTTAGTTGTGGAATCTTGATACTGAGTATTACGGAATGGGATGCTTTTGCTCAAGCCGTAACTGGAAACATTTCTGCCTCATATACCTAATGACCTACTATGTTACCGCATCTTGGAATTATCCTTCGGGGGCGAGAGTCCCTTCAGGCTATGATGTCGTGGTTTATAACGCTTCAGGTTCACCTAGTAATCCCATTAATTACCTGGCTCCTTTAAGGCAGAGACTGAATAACGGTGGGGTCTATTCCGTATCTACGGTGATAAATCCCACGGTAGCGAATGGAACCTATACGGATATTCCCCTATCAGGGGGTTATGGGGCTAATGCTACGGCTACGGTAACGATTGTAAGTAATGCCATTACGGTGGTAACTTTCCCTAATACGGGAGATTTATACCGAACAGGCGATCAACTCACAGGGTTTATCAATAGTGTTCAGTTTGTACTGCAAGTAGAGGAAATAACGATGCGAGTAGTCTATACTACGGAAAGCTCGGATCCCCTCAAGATGGCGGTCAGAACCGTATTTCCTGATGGCAAATCAGATTGGGTAGCCAGTGGTACAATAACCCCTGTATGATAAGACTTTACGAGCCTACGGATCTACCTTTTGCCCAAGAAGTCTTAGCCCATTCAGAAGGGGCTTTTGAGGGTTGGACGGAAGTTCCTGACCTTAATCACTTCTTGACCTATGTCATAGAAGGCTACGGATTTGTCGTTTTAGAGGCTTTAGGGGGCGGGGAGTATTTAGCCTCGTCTTGCTTCTTACCACACGCCAGAGGGGCTATATCGGGCAAATACATAGCCTTGGCAACCAAGAAGGCTTTCCTAGAAACCGATGCTATATCCATATGGGGGGTTGCCGATAACGATAATCCCAATGGGGTAAATGCTCTGAAGTTCTTTAAAGACAAGCCCTTTGCCGTAGATGAGTTTAGATCGGTCAGTAAATTAGATTTCTTAAGATGGGCCTTGGAAGACAAGTTCTTTGCCAAAGATGTAAATGAATGGGAAGTTGATGTCTCCCATAAGAAGATGCTTTACGCTGTTCTGAAGTGTGCGGAGAATGGGTGGGGTATGAAGGGGTTTAGACAGTGGTATTTATACGAGAGATTGGCTAAGGATGTGCCCAATTTAATTCCTATGAATGTAGACTTTACTCGGTTTTTCTACAATGGTAAATCAGTTGGGCTAGACGGCATTTGGGGATAGGTATGCACTTAACCATACGCCAAGCCGTGATGACCGATGCCCAAGAAATGATTGAAATTCTTTATATGAACCAGTCTTTAAGGAATTGTTATGAAACAAAACCTATGGATATGAATGATTGTACAAGGGTCATATTTAGTTATTTTTCAGGTGGCGGTTTTATCAATGTGGTCAAAGACGGTGACAAGATGGTTTCTGTCTTGCTTCACAAGATTATGGGTAATAATTTGGTAGATGTTCATAGGCATACTCATAGGGATTATATTGGAAAAGGCATTGGGTCTGAGGTTTCAAGGCTAGATGCCGAAGCATCTAGGGGATTGACAATAGTTGGTTTTACCCCCGAAGTTAATCCATTTGCAATAAGAGCTAGAGAAAATGCAGGTTATACAGTATTGGGCCTTATTCCTTCCTGCTGGGAAACCGATCAGGGACTTGTGGGTAGGTATGTTTCTTATAAGGTATGCGAATAGGTCTTGTTTATAACTATTGGAATCAGGGTGGTAATATAATGGGTAGAGTTGTATTCTTTAAGGAGTAGCGGATATGCCAGTAGCAGCAGCACAAATTATGGCAGCAGCAGCAGTGGCAGCTGCGGGTATTGGATCAAGTTCTTCAAAAAAAGCAGGTAAGTCTGCTGAAGAACAAGCCAAATTACAAAAACAAACAGCGGCTGCCGATTTAGCATTTCGCCAACAAATGTATAATGAAGCTCAAGCCAAGTATGGGCCACTTGAAGAACAACTATTGGGACAAGCCAAATCGGATCAACCTCTTGGTTACGAGATGCTGTCAGGCCAAATGCAACAACAATATGCAGATGCTCTACGGAGAATTGGCGAACAAGGAAATATTGGAATGGGCGGTCTTGCAGGAGGTGCAGCACGACAATCTCAATTTGGTTTAGCCACGGGTCTTGGCAATGCTTATGCTCAAGGACAAATGAACCGTTTAAATTTAGGAACTTCTTTATTGGGCCGTAGTCCCGTAGTTGGACTTGGACAAAATGTTTCTGGTGGATATCAAGGATTAGGTAATTTTTATGGGCAACAAGCGGGTATGTATGGACAACTTGCAGGTCAAGGGGCTAATGCTGCAAGTCAGTCACTTCAAGGATTGGGATATAACCTTGGTCAAATGTATGGACAGGGTGGTTTTGGCCAAAATAATTATATAAATTCTCGTTTTGCACCTATAGTTGATGCAGGTAGTTGGTCATCCCTGCCCACTTCAAATATTGGAACCACAGCACTTCCACCAGTACCAGGCGTGGTTGGATAAGGAGAAAGCAATGGGTTTAGGTTCAATTTATGCAGGCATTGGTTTAGCACAAGGTTTAGGGGGTATGCCTCAAGCCTATGCACAAGGGCAACAAGCAGCTCAACAATTGGCTATGCAGAAAATGCAGCAAGAAAATCTTGGTCTTACCAGAGAACGAACCTTAGCACAAATGAAAGATGAACAACAACTCAGAGAAAGATTATCCGAACTCAGTGGATTAGGTTCTGATTTGCGAACTGCCCTACAAGGAACAGATGAAGAAGTCGATCAAACCACTTTGAAGACTCCATCAGAACAGATGGTGGGAGCTGATCTTTTTAAAAACACAAAACCATCTTTAGACCTAAGCGGTAAACCAGTTAGTTTAGGTGCTATGGGTAGCCCACTAACGGGAACCCCCTATGAAACCAAGAAGAAAAAAGTAAACACTATTGATTACGATAAGGTTGCAGACCTTAAAAACCGAATGGCTATGGGCTATCAACAAGCGGCCCTTCTTGACCCACGATATGCAGCACTTGGGGAAAAAGCCATACAGGGTATTGATGAAGGTATCCTGAAAAGAACTTTTGCTGCGGGTGTTACGGGTGATGTCGATACTATTTCAAGTGGACTCAAAGCCCTAACAGGTCAAGAATTTGAAATAACTAAAGAAGGAAATTTATTTTCTATCAAGGGTGTAGGTGATTCAGCTCCTATGAAATTAAGACTTGAAGAATTGGTATCACTTTCTGATCCTGCTAATTTTATTAAATATTCACAGAAATATGCAGAAATGCAACAAAAAGCAATGATAGCAGAACGCAGGGTTCAACTCGAAAGAGACAAATTGGTTAATTTAAAAATGTATCCCTTTGTTGTGGTCACTCCTGATGGTAGGTTTATTGGTTCATCTAGTAAACAAGAAGCCGATGAACTTGCCGAACAAATGGGTGCATCTGTGGTAAGAAACACTGAATACGATTATAAACAGGCTCAAATAGAAGCGACAAGGGCACGAACTCAGTCTTCTCAGGATAATGCATCTACAAGGGGACAAAAATATCTTACAGTTCAAGGAAAGCCTTTGTCTGATGACCAAATAAGAGATATCAACAAATTTAGATCTGAAAACCCAGATTTATCAGAAGACGAAATTGCTACAATTTTGTCTGGACAGGGCATCCAAATCGTAGGACACAGGGGCTCTCAACCAAATACCCAGACGGAAACCAAAAAAAGAGTAGACCCTGAGACGGGTGATACGATCACAACTACCACAAGAACCAAAATAAAAGGCAAATAAATGCCATCTGATTTTGTGTCTAACAATATGGGAATTGAGCCTGTTGTAGGAAACACACAGCAGGTTGAAGATTCTTTATATGACAGATTAAATAAAATAAAACCATCTACACCCGAAATGCTTGTTCCCGAACAAGAAGCCTCTGTTAATAGCACAGGAGGTTCTTTGTATGAAAAGTTAAAAAAGTCTAAAGGAACCGTAAGTACAGAGGAAGAAAAAAAGAAACAAGCACTTGTTTCTGAATATTTTAGTTATGGAGGTGTTCGTGACGATGCAAAACCGAATGTCATTCATATTCCATTAGGACAGGAAAGAAAACAAAGCGTTTCCGTAGATATGGACAATGGTTCCGTTTATCTTCCTAGCCTTGCGGGTAAGGGTATCAAGAGAGAGGTTTTTGCCCCACAAGGTATGAGTGGCGTTATTGCCTCTAAGAGTTCAGGTTGGGTTAATGAGGATGAATACGGAAGAACTTGGACTTACGATGATCGAGGAAACAAAATTCAATTAGATGCCAATATGTTCCAATCAATAGACCCATCTGAAACGTCTGCGTATACACAACTCAAAAAGGGTGGCCCAATTAAGCAGTCGAGCTTTTTGGGTGCAGGAACCAATTTAACCACAGAAGCCATATCGGGTTTAGCATCTGGACTATCAACGGTTCCTTCTTATTTGGCAAGAAAAGCACAAGCCGTTGAAACTTTGAGTCCATTTAAAATTGCTGAAAAACCAAGTGGTGTAGTAAGTGGGCCACTTCAAAAAGCATCCGAATATCTTGGCGGTGCAGCAAGTGCCGTTGAATCTACTCAGCAAGTAGGTTCGCAAAAGGGTTTACTAGGAAAGGTTGCTGGTGCGGCTGGAACCGTTGCACCTGGGTTAATGCTTGGCCCCGCAAGTCCGTTATATTTTGTTCCCCTTATGTCTGAAAGTTTTAGAAATGAAACGGTAAACGAACTAAAAGAAAAAATAAAAAAAGACACAGGGATTACCGATGAAAATTCTCCAGAGTTTCAACAAGTTTTAAACACACCTAAAAATCAAGCAAAGGTTGCTGGTAGTGAAGCAATCGGTACGCTTTTGGGTATTTTTCCTTTGTTTTTTAAGCAAGGTGCTGCAACCCCTACGGTTTGGGGGAGAACGGGTATGATTGCAAGTGAAGAAGGGAGTAAGGCCGCTATCAAGGCTTTGGTTAAATCCGTACCTGAGATTTTAGGTAGCGGTGCAAAAGCCGCAGCCGTTATGTCTTTATTTAGAATTACTCAAAATGCTTATGTAAAGGGTTTAATTAATCCAGATAAACCCATACTAGAACACGTTGGTGATGATGCTCTTATTGGTGCGTTATTTGGGATTGCAGAAGCAAGAGGACAAAAGGCAAATACAATTTACGAGCAATTAAGAAAAGCCAAAGAAGATGCGTTAGTATTTGAAAAAAATAATGTTGAAGCTGTGCAAAGAGCGAGAGCCATTGAGCGACAAAGGTCGGAAACTGAATCCATTATTAACAGGTTTGAAGGAGAGCAACTTCAAGAACGACAAAGCAATTTTGATTCGCAAGTTGATTGGATTATTAAACGTGCAAAGAGTGAAGGAGTTAATACCGAAGAAGGCTTTAGGGAGTGGATTAAATCTAAAAATATTAATATACCTGAAGACCCACAATTTGCTAAAGAATTCCAACAGGCACTTGATATTGGAATAGACCTTCAATTTGAAAAACCTTCCGAAACTTCCGCTATTGAACCCATTACGCAACCGCCTTGGGTATCTACGGCTGAAAAACCCTTGGGGGCAAGACCTGGAGAAACACGAAAAGTTACGTTTGGAAAAAATGGCGTGGTTAGATATATGACTGATGCCGAAATAAAATCTTACGAAGATGCAAGAATATCAAAAATTGATAAGTCTATTAATACCATTAAACAAAATAATGAGATTATCAATGAGTCTATCAATCGTGAACTGACGAAAGAGGTTACGGATGCTTCCAATAAAACATTGTCTGACCTACAACAGAAGTTAAAAAACAATGAAAAAAGAATAGAGGGTTTGGAGAAATCAAAAGAAAATAAACCCTTTACGGAAGAAGTTATTGCCTCTGACTTACCTTCTGTAACAATACCAGAAACATCAAGGGCTTTAGAATCGGAAGCGGCATCTTTGCCAAAAATCACTACGGGTTCTATGGAAGAAATCTATGGAGATTTAATTCCAAAACAACCCACAACTGAACCCACAACTTCCATTGCTAAAAATAACATTGTAAAAAACTTTGTGGCACGTTCTAGGGAAATGACCGTATCTGAGATAGCCGATGAGTTTATTCGTGGAATTAAATCAGACTCAATTGGCAAACTTTATTCTGGGGTTGATTTAACTAGAGCTATAACGGCCGCCACAAGGCTTGGAATCAAGGCTATTGATGCGGGTGTTAAAAATTCTGCCGAGTTTGCAGAGTGGGCTAAAGAGAATTTTCCAGAAGAATTAAAATCACTAACCCCAAAAGACCTTGAAAGAGCATTTGCAACATCTTCAAAGTTTAATCCAATTCAAAAAGAAACCCCAAAAATTACAATGGCAGAAGAAACAATGCCTGTTGTTAATAAAATAAAAGCATTAGACCCAACTGGAAAAGATGGAACACTTGAATTTTACGAATCTATGATTGGAGACACTCTTAATAATATTCAGGCCAATGCACGTTTGGTTAATAGCGATGCAATGAAAATGAGAGAGTTGGTTCCAGGTGAAGCATCACGGTCAAGAGTTGCAGAAGTGTTAGATAAGTCCAGACAACAAACGCTTAGTGCCAAACAAGAATTTTTATCCGATGTTGAATCCAGAGACCCAAAAGCAAAGGTGAGAGTTGATAACGGAGTGGATGAGTCTGGGAAAAGAAAATATGTACAAATGACCAATGAACAATTAGCCGATAAAACTCGCAGGGAAATATCAGAATTACAAGATAGAGTCAGTAGGGAAGAAAAACTAACTGACCCCAACGAAATAGCTCTAGCCAATATGTATAGAGAGAAGATGTCGGAAATTGGCCAACAAGCCGTAGATGCAGGTGTTCTTGATGGTATGCTTTACGATTACGTTACTCACGTTGTTGAACGGTCGGGTATTGATAAGAGCCAATGGGCTGCCCTTAAGGAAAAACTTTTTGGTAAAGCTCAATCTATAATTGGTGGTGCATCTCCCACTAGCCGTTTCTCAAAATCTAGGAAGTATGAAACATTTGCTGAACTTGAAAGTGCCATAGACGAATCTGGTCTTAGAGTTAAAACAAAAGACGTTGCTCAAATCTTTAAAGATTATGCTACGTCTATGAAGAAAGCCATAGAAATCAAAAATCTAATTAACAAACTTAAAACTGTTGAACCCGAAAATGGAAATCCAATGATTGTGGAGATTGGCGAAAAGGGATACATTCCCTTTGGTTACGAGCCTATCAACCATCCATCTTTTAGGGGTTTTGCGGTTGCCTCTGATTTGAAGTTGCCATTAGACTTTGTGTTTAAAGCAAGAGATATGAATTATATTGCAAATGCATTTTTGGCGGTAACTCAAGCCGTTAAGCGTTCTCAGGTATTTGGTTCTCTTTTCCACGCACACTCTCTTATTGAGAGTGCCATTGCCAATATCAATCCAAGATTTATGACAGATATAAAAACGCTAAAGACTATCAAAGCAGAAGCCATAGCAAAAGGTTTAAAAGAAGGTACACCAGAGTTTGATGCTGAAGTAAATAATTTAACTAATATCGCTAGGGTTCAAACAAGCAGACAGGCTTTATCAATGATAAAAGAAGCCGTTGGTAAGGCTGAGGCTGGTGATAAGTTTGATGCTTGGATACGAGATGGTCTGATGTATGAAACCCCAGAGGATGTCCACAGACAATCGTTTTTGAATATCACAAAAGGAATAGATAATTTTTTTGAAGGAAGCATTGAGCCTTCTAAACGAGAAGGTCGTGTAGAAAAATATGTTGGGCAACCCGTTGATAAATCGGTTGGTTTTTTCACCGATAATATGGAAACTTTTACTTGGGAATACTTACAAGGTGGTTTAAAGTTTCTTACAGCTGAGGAATTATTAAATGCTTTTATGTTAAAGAACCCAAATGCTACCCCAAAAGAAATAGCGGCTCAAAGAAAAATCATTGCTCAACACGTTAATACATCCTTTGGTGGTTTAAATTGGTTTGAAACCGCAAGAACCGCTAGAACTAAAACAGGTAAAAAAATTGCTTACTCTTTGTATAACCCAACCGCAAGAAAATATTTACAGTTATTATTATTTGCACCCGATTGGACAATATCAACACTAAGAAACTTTAAGGAAGCAGTTACTCCTCATCTTCCAGAAATAAGTGTTGGAAAAGAGGGTAAGACGGTCGGTATGGTTAAAGGGTCGGATGGTGTTTTTAGACCACAAACAACGATGGAGTTTGTTAAAGATTATTTTAAAGGTGGGATTGATGGGTTGATAAATCCAAAAACACTTTCAGATCATGCGAGAAGAACTCAACTCCGAACAGCAGTTGTTTGGGCAACCTTATACAATGCGTACAACTATGCAATGACATACGACCCCAACACTAAAAAGGGTAGATTTATATGGGAAAATGATGACCCAACCGTTATTGATTTACCAGATGGCACAACCTTGCAACCCGCAAAACATTCTATGGAAGGCACACATTGGTTGATGCACCCAGGTAAAACTCTTAAAAACAAAATGGCTCTGCCTGGAAAACTATACGAAATCATAACGGATGATATTTTTGCTAAAACATTAGAAGAAAAAATTAAAAAATTAGGTGAGTCGGTAGTTCCTTTTACCGTAAGGTCTTTTATTGACTCAGAAAATAAGTGGGAAGGTTTCAAGAGGGCATTGCTTTCAACCTTGGGATTCCCCATTTATGGTAAATCAGAAAAAGAGAAACAGCTATCCAAGCAAAGAAAGGCAATAGAGAAACAAGAAGAACGCAAAAAGAAAGCTGAGGAGACATCTAAAAAATGACCCCTCATTTCTCACTCAAAGAAATCACTCATTCGGATACCGCCACTCGGCTAGGGATTGATAACTCTGTTCCCGATTCATTAATGGGTAATGCTCTGCGAATATGCGAGAGGCTAGAGGAAGTTCGTGCGTTGTTTAATAAGCCGATTATGATTACTTCGTTCTATCGTTGTCCCGAACTCAACAAGAAGGTCGGTGGCTCTAAGACCTCGGCTCATATGGATTGCCGTGCTTGTGACTTTACCGTCAAGGGGATAGATGTAGAGGATGTGTTCAGTAATATCAAAGCCAGTAAAATATCTTTTGACCAACTCATCCTGGAGAGCAGTAAGACCGCTACTTGGATTCATTTGGGGATTGAGAAAGAAGGGGAAAAGCCCCGTCAGATGGTGATGTCAGGAACCAAGACCGATAAGGGTTCAACTTTCAGGGTGGAAAATGGCTAAACAAATTCAACGCTTTCAACACAAAACCAAGAAGACCAAATCACCCAAAATGGGGCCTAGAGACAAGAGTGTTAAACTTTATAAAGGACAGGGCAAATGATAGAAATATTAGGACATATCACTAATAAAGTATCAGCCGCTATCGGTGGATGGCTAGGGGGAACCACGGCCTTGAAATTTATGGATGCCAAGACACCCAAGGAAGCCTTCTTCCGTGGTGCTTTGAGTATTGTAATGTCCGTTATATTTGGAACTCCTTTGTTATATCTATTAGACTTGCCGTATCAGAATTGGGAGTGGCAACTGGCTTCAGGGTTCGTGTGGGGCTTTATTGGCTACGCTACGATGAACGCTGCCGCTAACTACATCAAGAAACAAGAAGACAAAGACTTATCTGAAATCCTTTCGGTGCATATCCCTATGCAGGTTATTAAGAAACCTCGTAAAACTACCCGCAAGAACAAGAGGAAAAAGTAATTATGCCGTATTCGGGTAAGCAAGGTTGGAACAAATGGCGAGGCACGATGAGAACGGCCGTAGCCGATATAGAAGAGCCAACCATTGATTTAGAAACTGAAAACAGGGAACTCGTTCCATTAAAAGAAGGCGGACAAGGAACCATTTACAGTGCAACCTTTGAAGATGAAGACGGTGGCCACAGAGTCGTACCAACGATTGTTGGTGGTAAACAATTAGACGCAAAGGATGCCTATGATACATCTATTAGAACAGGTAGACATTTGGGCCGATTCAGCAGTCCAGAAATGGCTAATCAGGCCGCCAATGAAAGACACCTAGACGAAGAAACAAGGGGTAAAGAATTAGCACGAGCAAGAGAAAGAAAAAGGAGAAAGTAATGGCCAAGAGTTGTTGGAAAGGTTATGAAGCCATTGGAATGAAATCCAAGGGCGGAAAACAAGTACCTAATTGCGTACCCAAGAAAAGGAAGAAAAAATAATGGAATGGCTTAAGAAAGTCCTTCAAGACGAAACCGATTCACCTAGCACTAAGAGAATTATTGCTATGGTTGGTTCTGTTTTAATGTTTGTAACACTTGCCTTTAGTTCATTTAGCGAAATACTTTTTGTCCCAAGCCCTGACCTTGTGGCAGGTTGTGTAACGATTATCTGTGTTTGTCTGGGAGCTTCGACCATCGACAAGTTCTCCAAGAAAGGTTCCTGATGTATCTCGCCCCATCTAAGAACGAATCCTCTCCTAAGTCCGAGAAACATAGCGATAGCCATTTGATTAAACTCTTTGGTCAATTGCGTAATGCCCTGATTGACCCTTCTACTTCAGCCAAAACGATGGCAGGGATTGCGGGGTTAGCCATTGGCCCTATGCCCAAACTAGGAGAATACCTATCAGGTGTGGCTCAAAACCCCAATATAAGGAACCAACTCTTACAGGACACAAGCCATTTGACGGGCTATCAAGGCCCCAGCCTTCACGATCAACAAGCCCTTATGGATAAGATCAATGAACTACAAGGAAGAATGGGTGGTGCAACCGAACAAGCACCCTCTATTCCTTCATTAGAAGCCCCACAAGCCGTAGAACAGCCTGAAGTTACCCCAAGCACGGGAATGGGTATACCTGCCTATTAAAACGCATTTAAACGAATAAGAACAAACAGGCGAGTTCCCCTTCTTAACCCTTTATATATTACTAACTGAAGGGGTAGTTAATAAGTACCGTACTGGAAATCGTTGTGTCAAGTAACTTCTGTGTAAACTTTAATTTACACTAACTAAGTCTAATGATTTCAACCGTTCCATTTAGGGTTTTCTTGGTTGAGTTTTTGAATTAACTCATAATAACCCTGAGCAATCTCTTTCTCGGATCCATACTTCTCTCGCCATAGTTTGGGACTACGATGGAAGGCTAACGCCCCGTGCTCTCCTGATTGATGGTGGGCATAACACAGGGGGATAGTCCCCCCAATATGGGAAGCTCGTTGTCCCATTCCCATCCCTTCTCGGATATGGTGTATCATCGCAGGAGATTCAATCCCCTCGGTTCTACAACAATAACAACCTAGCGTGGCTAACTTATCTAGGTATTCTTTTTCTTCTTTTAACAAGCCCATCTCTTGAGAGCCGCCGCTTTACGAGTGGGTCTTCCCTTTTCGTCTTTCATCGGGCCAGGCATCCCACCCATTCTTGCACAAAAGGATTTCTTTCGTGGGCCACCTTGGGGTTGCGGGGCTTTGAGATTAGAGCCTGTGGCTCGATTGTATTTGGCTCGACCTTTGGCGGTAAGTCCTGCACCTTTAGATACGGGGAGTTTTTCTCCACGACCCACAGATAAATTAACTGACTTCTTCTTCACAACCACAACTCCCCATAGGTTCTAACGGAGTAATAATTTCTACACCTGAGATGGCTCTATTAGCCCATTTGTTCCAAGGTTGTTTGCCCTGATACATTACTTCTTAACCTTTTTAGGCATTGGAATTTCCATTTCTTCAATTTTCTTCAAGCGATTCTTGGGCAAGGGGTCTAATTCCATTTCCTCAAATTCATCCTCTGGAAGCTGTACACCATACTTGGCGTGAAATAAGGCATCTCTCTCAGCCTTTTCTTGTTGCTTTCTTAGGGCTTCGTCTAACTCTTTCTGCGTGAAGTCAAAGAAGTTCTTTCTTGTTTTTAGTTTTTGTTTTTCCTGATAACTTCCGTCATCCATCATATTCTTTTTAGCCATTAGATTCTCCCTTAACTTATAATATCACTTCTTCTTTTTGCTCTTTCCAGCAACGGATAGGGCTATGGCAATGGCTTGTTTTTGGGGTCTCCCTGCCTTGATTTCCTTCTTAATGTTAGCACTGATAACCTTTTGTGACTTACCCTTTTTGAGTGGCATAAATGTCTCCTATGAGACTATTTTACACCCATCGTTGGGTTGGGAGCTATCCTGATGTCGGGGTTCTCAAAAGTCCAACACTCCCTTGTATTATCAAGGAATACGACCCATAAGAGATGATGGTCTTGGGAGTAGTCAATGAGGAAATGACACCACCCGCAACCCTTGGGAGTTTCAAGATATAAGGGGGGATTTAGTTGGAGCATAGAATAAGGTTTAATACTTTCTCAGGGGAATGAAGTTTATCAAAGCCGTAGAAAGCTGATTTGGTTCCTCTGGCTTTCAGGGCAGGACTTAAGATGTAGTCATCGGTCTGATAGGCGTTCAGTACCTTAGGGGTTGCAAGTCCACAGAGGTAATAAACGGAGTCGCTGAACTTAACTACAATGATTTCATCTCTTACGGATGGTTTAGCCACAATAGGATACTTGCCATATTCGGAAGTCTTAATGCCGCAATCAAACCCTAAAGGCTTTAGATCCGCATAGTTATGATTCTTAGAGTCTCCAACCCTGAAACTAACGAACTTCTTGCCGAGGTATTTCTCTACGGCACATTCGCCTAGAACTCCTGTTTTCCAACGAGTGAATTCTTTGGCATTGTCGATTTGGTGATGGGCTTCTTGAGACTTCTTGGCAATAACCTTAGCGATAAACTTATCAACTTTATTAATGGTGGCTTCATCTAATTCTATTTTGATGAAGGAAGGGGCATATTGCCACACATTCTCAAAGTAGTTGGGTTGCACTAGAGAAACTCAATGGGTTGCTTATGGGGCTTCTTATCGACCTTATCTACGAAGATGGGTAGGTTGAAGGTAATCCCGTGTTCAGGATGGGTCAGCCACATCGCTTGTTGGGGTCGTTCAAAGGGGAAGTTGTGGGCGTAGGCATATTCATCGTAGCCTTTAAGAGCCCCGTTAATGATGATCTTCTTCATAATAACGAGCTGATGGAAGTGACCACAGATGAGTGTGTCGTAAGGTCTGCCAATCTGAGACTCTCGATTACGCTTCTTAGAATCGCCTCGTGTGACAGGCCCAATGGCCCCAATGATGGAGTCTCCTCCTGAGAACTGATCTCCGTGGGTTAAGAGATACTTGTGTCCATAGATAGAGTAGTTTACATCCGTCCCGTCTGAGATACAGAAGGTCACTCGTTTATCGTGAGCAAACTCTCTGGCTAGTAAACAACCTAGTAACCAATCAAAGTTATCAAAGGCTCGGTTCTTGTGCGTAGGTTTGCGTGTCGTTCTTCCGTGATTACCCGTAACCACAGGCACGAAGACTTTACCAAACTTATCGGCATAGATTTTAATTGCCCAAGACAATCTACCCGCCAGTCTTAACAGAGTTGGGAACATTGGCATCTCATTGGTCTTGGCGAGTTCTTCGTGAATATCCCCTGAGAACATATCTCCACCCAAGGGGAAAACAAGTCCATCATATTTGGGATTAGACAAATGATTGAATAGAATATCAATGGAGTTGTGAACCAAGTTCTGTATGCGTTGGTCAGCAATCTCTAGGTTATAGTCATTACAATACTCAATCTGTGCAGGAAATACCTTCTCTCCGTAGTGCCAATCCGAGGCGAAGATAGTAGGAATACCTAGCGTTTTATTAGAGGATTTCTTGGGAGTCATTAACCATTTGGGTGGTTCTATTTGTCCACCCGCAATCTTAAAGATTTTACTCTTGATTTCGGTAGCAGAATATTCGTGAGCAATGTTGTCACGCAATTGTGCTTGGAGAGCTTGAACTTCTCCTGAGAGTAGAATGATTTTTTCTGTGTCTGAAAGTTTGCCACTCTTGAGCAAACTAGTCCTGCGTTTCTTCCTGTCTTCCCGTCTCTTGCCGTTCGTTACTTCCCTCTGGCTCATACTTCTCCCGTAAGTTGTGTGCCACTAGCACATCGCTGAATATTTTAAAAACTTCATCACCTGTGAAGACCCACTTGGTGTAGATGCTGTCATCAATGAGTGCCGCTAAGGCTCGTTCTACTTGTTCTCTAGTTGTATACATATGATTATATTTGCACCAAAAAGGTTGCATTACAACAAAAATCCTCTACACAAGAGGATAATTGTTTGGCAATAGGTAGATATTTTTATGATTAAACTAAAGGTTTCTTTTTGCCTCTACCTTTAGAGCCTACACCCATAGGGTCTTGAACTTCGACCTTAACCAATGGGTTTCCTACTTCGAGTGCGGGGTTGGCCTTAACTGACCACAAGTTAGCATCCGCACCTGTTTTATTCGGCAACGCATCATCATACCCTTGTGGGGTTAGACCATAACCTTTGCCGTCAATCTTTTTAATGACCATTATTTCTTTCCTTTAGACATTTTCTTTTCAATTTTCTTAAGAATAGCTTTGTCTTTTTTAACATCGGCTTTAGCGGACATTCCTGGTTTATCTTTCTTGATGTCCTCTTTCATAAAAGCCTTTTTAATCGCAGGTGATTTACCTTTCATCAGAGCTTTGTCCTGTTTCATATCGGCCTTAGATTTATACATAAGAATCTCCCTAAATAAATCATACCACCTAGCCTAAGCCTCAATATAAATAGGGGTTTCATCTCCTACATAAGCCCCAAAGGTATTGTATTCAAGATACTCAATGGCTTCGTCATAATCCATCTTGTCCCTTTTGACCAATATGTCGATCATCTTGGTTCGGTCATAGACCAATCGGTTAGACGAAGGCTCATAGCCAATAACGGCCTTATCGAAGCCATCGGCAGTTAGAAAACTTACATCTGGATTGTTCTCTATTATCTCTTTGAGCGTCATAGGATCTCCTATGAGTTAATGTTGCCCTGCTACGAACCCAATTGCAAGTCCCAAGATGGTTCCACCCAACCCATACTTTAACTTTGCCTCATACATTGCTTGTTGGTAGGCTCTGGTCGCATCAAGTTGGACTTGATAGGCTTTATCCTTGTTGTCCAAGGCTAGTCTAAGTTGTTTGTTCTCATCACCTAGAGAGAGTAGGGACTGATCTCTTAATTCAAT